ACTAATCCGAGGAGATACAAAATGACTAAAAGAATAATTGACGGTATGACTGCGGAACAGATAGCAAAGGGATGGTCTAACGGCACTTGTCAGGATGACTTAGTGGAGTACCTAAAAACAATCTGCAAACCCGAGCCTAGTTGGGAAGATGATTTATCTGACGATAATCCTGTCTTGTGTTGGGTTTCTGAAATCCCTCTTCCCGAAGCAGACTGTACACTGCTCTCCAGAGTGGTGGATCGCGTATCTGGAATAGACGAAGAGGGTTACATGGTAATTAGTGGGTTCCATTGGAAATACGCCCGACCAATCTCGCCTGATGAATGTTGGAAACCTACTAAACAAGGAGATACAAAATGACTAAAAGAATAATTGACAGTATGACTGCTGAACAGATAGATAGCGGATGGGGTACCTCTGGTCCTCAAGATCTATTGGAGTACCTAAAAAAAATCTGCAAACCCGAGCCTAATTGGAGCGCTGATGCTAGTGCGGAGAACCCTATTCTGTGTTGGGTTTCTGACAACCCTAATCCCAGATCGGACGGTAAACGATACTCCGGAGTCGCGGATTATGTAACTGGACTACACAACGGGGTTTACCAGTCGGTTGAGGGTCATTGTTGGGAACACGCCCGACCAATCCCGCCTAATTATATCTGGCAACCTACTGGAAAAGGAGAGTGATTTGAAATTAGGTAAGTTAAGAACAATGATATCTGCCTTAGAGCAAAACATGAAATTCAAACCAAACATGACTGTTGAAGAAGGTGAAATCATACTAAAGGGTATACACCAAGCTAAGGTAGACAAGGCTAACAAGAAGAAGAAAACAGCTTGATGAAGCTATATAGGGGCCAATAGGCTCCTTTTTTATTTGCTTAACCGACAAATGCACCTGCACTGGGGTGTTTACAAGAACCGACAAATGCAGTTTGCAGGAGTCTAATTAAAAACTAAAGGATATAAAATGAATATTAGCTTTCTAGGTAAAACATTAACTTGTGAGTTCAGAAACGGAACAGGGCTAGACATAGAGTTTTGCAGCAGTAGGCCAGTCTGGGCAATACCTGAGAGAAACGAAGAAGTACAGTGTTACCCTTTCAAGGGGACAGTAATACTACTACCTTTCCTAGCGATAACTTGGGGGTACGTGTACGAGACTATTGAAGAATGAGTTCAAATACTAAAAGAGACCTAGTAGAGGTAAGCATTAATATGATAGCTGGTGCAGTCCTAAACTGCATAATAACGTACTTCCTATTCGGAGTGACTGTAGGTTTTGCACTCTGGTCTACGTTAATATTCTTTGTAGCTAGCTGGGTAAGAAGCTACGGGTTTAGAGTACTATTCAGACACATAGAAAACAAACAACTAAAAGGAAATAAAATGGCTACTTACACAATTACGCTAACCGACACCCCTGAAGATGACTCAGTTGCTGTAAGCTTAGCATCAGATGGGATCTTAATGACAGATGAAGATAGCAAAGCGTTCCAACTAGCAGCATTTGTAATAGACGCAATTCAATCACTAGAGGGTCAAGAAGATGGCACTATTCACTAATATAACACCAACAGATAAAAACTATAATCCCCTAATAAACGTAGGTGTGCAAACACATGGACCCAGCGGTCTACCTATAGATGCTGCAGAACGAAAAGCTATCCCGATGTTCACAGGTTGCTTTAACTATTTCCCTAAGGCCCTAGCAGGTGTTGCAAAGCTATCCCTAAAGGGTGGAGTTCAACATGGGCAAGAACCCAAAGACCTACATTGGGATAAGACTAAATCAATGGACCACTTAGATTGCCTAGTGCGTCACATAATGGATGAAGATTGGGATGCTGTGTGCTGGAGAGCCTTAGCTCACTACGAAATGATGCTAGATAAGGAGAATACATTATGACTAGCCAAAAAATAAAAGATAATGCAATTCACTTTAATACAAATGATATTACAGAGAAGTTGCGTTTAGATGAGAAAGGTTTTTATTACAACGAGCAGTTTATTGAAGATGCTGGTATAGCTTACAGTAGATTTATGAAGTGGCTAGACAGCGCAGAGGCCGAACAAGGAGAAAAGTGATATGAAAACAAAGATACTTTGGGAAACAGTAATCCTGATGATTGTAGTCGGCACTTTTACAAGCGTGGGTTATTCTATTGCAAACAAAGAACCTCCACAAAACAAGTGTATTGATGGGACTCTTTACCAGCTAACTGATCAAGGTTACGCACTAGCATACAATCAAAATTGCAAGGTTTTAACTAAGAAGGGAGAACATGATGAGCGGTAAAGGGGACAAAGCAAGACCTCTGAAAGACAGAGCTAAGTTTGATAAGTCTTGGGATGATATCTTTGGACCTAAGAAAGGAGCCTTCGGCTCCCTTACGGAAACTGAGAAGAGAAAAGAAAATGACAAACGTGCTAATAGTGAAGTGTTCCGACCAAAGTAAATGGTACAGTAACCAAGTAGGTAATGCATTCAGTGTTATCTCCGAAGAAGAGACAGAGTACATGGTACGGGAACCTGAAGGTTACCTTAATTTCATATCTAAGAAAGACGTAGAGGAAGTTAGCTATGGTCCAGCTTAAGACCTGTAATAAGTGCAGAGTAAAGAAAGAAGAAACAGATTTCCCGATGGAGAGTGGTAGAGGGTACCGTAAGACTACCTGTAGGCTCTGTATCTGGTCTGTAGATAAAGTACGTAAAGAACTTAGGCTTATCACCCCAAAGCCCCCAGAAGACCATCAGTGCCCCGTATGCTTACGGAATGAAGATGAGGCTTATGGTTGCGGAGGTAGGAACAAGTCCCCTTGGGCTATGGATCACGATCACCTAACAAGTAAATTCAGAGGTTGGCTATGCCACTCCTGCAATAGAACCTTAGGGGGCCTTAAGGACGACTTCGGTGCCTTAGATCGTATCAGAGAGTACCTTAAGAAAGGAAGAGACTAAACTAATCGTCCCAAGCACTTGACATTAAACTGCTTACAAGGAAACTAATATGAGTAAATATGTATTTGATATTGAGACTAACGGATTATACCCCACAGAGATCTGGATGCTAGTCTGTCAGGACGTAGTGACTGAGGAGATCTTCTCCTTTAGTGATCACACAGACAAAGTGCCTAGCATGGCAGAAGGACTTGATTTTCTAAGCAACGCTAAGGTGATTGCAGGGCACAACATTATAGGCTTTGACCTACCGATCATGAAACGGTTGTTAGGCTGGGAGCCAAACGAAGCTACTCGTGTATGGGACACGTTCCTAATGTCTCAACTATGCCAGTACCAACGCCCTCACCTGCATGGTTTAGGCGGTTGGGGTAAGCTGTTCGACTTCGCTAAGGGTGATTACGGTAAGCAAGACAATGCATGGGATGCCTACTCAGATGAGATGCTGGAATACTGCATACGGGACGTAGAGCTAAACACATTAGTCTATAACCGTTTATCCAAAGAAGCATCAGCGTTAATGAAGAAAGACCCTATGTTCCTACAGGCCTTACAGCACGAGCATGACTTCGCTGTAGTGAATGCAGAGATCAATAAGAACGGTTGGTTCTTCGATATGGACAGAGCCCTAGCCTTAGAGGAAGAGCTACTGGAAAAGATGGAGCACATTGAAGATGTAATTAACCCACAGCTAGGTAACGTAGCGGTCATGAAAGGTAACCGTGAGGTTGATAGGCTTGTCAAGAAGAATGGCGACTACTACAAGAACGTAACCGATTGGTTCGAGCTTGAGGCTGACATAAAAGCATCTAATGGTAACATCTCAGGGCCATACACTCGCGTAGAGTTCAAGGCTGTACAGCTAGGTCAGTTAGATCACGTTAAGAAGTTCTTACTAGACAAGGGTTGGAAACCTGATGACTATACCGTTAAGAAGATCAATGGGAAGTGGATCAAACAATCACCCAAGCTTACTGAAAGTTCACTTCTGCCCCTAGGAACCCTAGGAGTTCTCATTGGCGACTACTACATGCTACGTAACAGACTAAGCACAGTAGAGGGTTGGATAGAGAGTGTTAATAGCACAGAAGAGTTCAACGATGGGAGGCTACACGGTTCTATGTTCGGAATAGGTACACCTTCGTTCCGATGCAGACATCGTGGTATTGTAAATATCCCAGGGGTTGACTCTCCATACGGTAAGGAACTACGTAGTCTACTTACGTGTGAGAAAGGCATGAAGGTTGTAGGTGCTGACTCCTCAGGTAATCAGTTCCGAGGGCTCTGTCACTACATTGGAGACGATACTTTCACTGCACAAGTACTAGCCTCAGATATCCACGATGTTAATGCAAAGATGCTGGACATCTCTAGGAAGCAAGCAAAGACTTTCATCTACGCTTACCTGTTCGGTGCAGGTATGGCTAAGATCGGTGAAGCTGTGTCAGGTAAGAAGTCTGCTAAGATCGGTAAAGAAGTAGACGATCTATACAAGAAAAGAATCCCAGGGATTAAGAGACTCAGAGATAGTTTATCTGAAGAGTTCAAGAGAACTGGTATGGAGACAGGGCTACCCTATATTATGGGTGCTGACGGTAGACGTATTATGGTAGGGTCAGAACATCAGACACTCAACTACTTACTACAAACGCTAGAAGGTATCACATGTAAGGCAGCCATAGTGTACGCATCCAAGAAGATTAAAGAGCTTGGTATTAACGCATACCCTACACTGTTCTATCATGACGAAATGGTATTCATCACAAAAGAAGAAGATGCAGAAACTGTAAAAGACATATGTATCGAAGCGCTCCGAGAGGCCCCTAAGTCTGTCGGTGTTATGTGTATGGATGGAGATGGACAAATTGGAGATAGTTATGCTGACGTTCACTAACGCAGAGCAGAAAGAAGAGTATGAGTTTGACAAGTGTTTCATAGATGCAGACTCAATGTTGTATCGTATTGCAGCAACAGTAAAGTCTGATAGCCAAGCCCAAAGCACCTTTGATCTTGCGCTAAAAGCAGTAATGCGAGACACCAACAGTAAACATGGTTACGTATCTGTAAAGGGTGACGGTAACTTCAGGCATGATATGGCTGATGATTACAAAGCTAACCGTAGTAAATATGCTATGGACCCTGACATCAAGCAGAAACTCAACAGCCTCTATGAGTACTGCTGGGCTACTAACTGCGTACCTTCACATGGTTGTGAGGCTGATGATATTGTATCTATCTGGGCTACCGAAGCAGAAGCTGCAGGGGACTCATGGGTTATCGCTCACGTAGATAAAGATATCGACATGATCCCTGGCTGGCACTACAACTTCAACAAGAAGACCCTGTACCACACTGATGAAGAGACGGGGCACTACCTGCTATGCAAGCAATTGCTGACAGGTGATGCTTCGGATAACATCAAGGGGCTCAAGGGTATCGGACCTAAGACTGCAGAAAAGATCTTAGCTGGTGTAGCTAAGGATGATATGTTAGATGTAGTCAGGTCCACTTGGCGAGATAAGCACCCTCTAGAGTGGCACTCAAAGCTACAACTGTGTTTCAACCTAATCTACATGCGTAGGGAATTTGATGGGTTTAATGTGTTAACAATTGAGGAAGTCTACGGGGAGAGTAAACTACGATGAGTACACAAGACTTAGGACACTGGACATACCATCTAGAACCCTTTGACCCTGACGAATACTTCGGGTTTATCTACATGATCTCCTGCACCTACCCTGAGGAACCCAAAAGGTACATAGGGCGTAAACAATTCCATATGTACAGCAAAGGTAAAGAAAGGAAGGTGTCCAACTGGAAGAAGTACAGTAGCTCGTCTAAGCACATCAATAAGATGATAAAAGACTTCGGCACTGAGTTCTTTGAGTTCGAGATACTACAACTGTTCGAGACCAGAGGTGGTCTATCTGCAGGAGAAGTTAAAGTCCAATGGGACCTAGACGTACTCACAGAGAAATACCCAGACGGTACACCAGTGTTCCTTAACAGGCAGATAGGTGCTATCAAGTTCATACCCAAGGAGTCAGTCAATGGCCAAACCCGAGAAAGAATCTCAAGCATCTCCGATGGAATACGAGAAGAGCTTAAGGTCAAAGAAGCAAGCGAGACTACAACGTAAAGGTGAGTCCAAGAAAAACCGTAGTAGAACTGATAGTCTAAAAGAGAGGCGGTGGTCGTAATGCAAAGCAAACAAAAAGGCAGGTTCAGCCATCACATGGCTTGTAAACACTGCGGTTCATCAGACGGAGTGGGTATGTATACCGATGGTATAGGTACCTGCTGGGTTTGTAAGAAAAACACATACGAAAACGAAAGAGAAACTAAGATGCAAGAACCAACTGTGTACAAAGATAAAAGAATGAGTGTGAATGAAGTGTCAGAGATCGAAAGCTACGACACTAGGGGTGTTGCAGAGAGAGGTATTACAAAAGCTGTAGCTGATCACTACGGCATGAAGGTAGCTTACAACGGTGACGGTACTATCGCTACGCACTACTACCCTTACACAAAGAAGGGTGAAACTGTAGCGTACAAGGTCCGTAATCTCCCTAAGGACTTCCGAGTCAAGGGTGACTTCACAGGCATAGAACTGTTTGGCCAGTCATCGTTCACGCAAGGTGGTCGTAGTTTAACTATCACCGAAGGTGAGCTAGATGCTATGGCTGTAGCACAAGCTAATCTTACGCAAAGTAAAAAGATCTACCCTGTAGTTTCACTACCGTCCTCAAGTAACCTACTCCCCCTCATAGAAAACCGTGAGTGGGTACGTTCATTTGACACTGTAATCTTGATGTTCGATAAGGATGAGGCTGGAGAATCAGCAGTAGAGAAAGCAGCTAAGATTATTGGATGGGATAAAGTAAAGGTTGCAACACTACCTGAGAACGACCCATGTGATACACTGATTAAACATGGTGCTAACGGGATCATTGCTGCATTCTGGGCAGCCCAACCGTATTCTCCTGCTGCCGTAGTGCGTGGTGAGGCTATTTGGGAAGAGTTCCAGAAACGTAAGACAGTAGAGTCTGTCCCCTACCCTGATTGCTTAAGCGGTCTTAACGATAAGCTAGGTGGTATGCGTCAAGGTGAGATTACACTATTCACTTCGGGCACAGGGTCAGGTAAGTCTACTATGATCAAGGAGGTTATACTCCAGCTCAAAGATAAGACGGATTCAAACATTGGTATGGTCTCACTAGAGGAATCTATTGGTGACTCTGCTGAGAAGTTCATACAGATGTTCACCCCCGAAGACCCAACAGAAGCCCAAGAGCGTGAAGCCTATGTGCAAATCTTTGGTGACGGTCGCCTTATCTTACTGGATCACAATGGTGCAGTCTCTGACTCGTCCCTAATAGATCAGATAGAGAACTTATGTCTCCTTGGGTGTAAGTACCTAGTACTAGATCACATTACTATTGCAGTTTCCGAAGGTGCTGGAGGCAAAACAGGCAATGAAGCTATTGATGCAATCATGTCTGACCTCCTAAAGATCGTTAAGAAACATGACGTATGGTTAGGTATTATCTCTCACCTACGTAAGTCTGCAGGTAAATCTTTCGAGGAAGGCCACTTAGCTTCTATCGATGACATCAAAGGCTCAGGTTCAATCAAGCAGATAAGCTTTGATATTGTAACCTTCGCACGTAACCTGATAGCAGAGGATGAGAACGAAAGGAACACTATAGAACTCCGAGTACTTAAGTCTAGGTTTATGGGACTAACGGGTAACTGTGGTTCAGCGTTCTACGATAGGAAGACTAAGAGGTTAAAGGGTAAAGGTAAATTCATAGACTTCGAATAAGGAAAGTAAATGTCTAACGCTATAGAAGAAGTAGCACAGTACATACGTAGCAATAGGGGAGGTGCCTTGGGTAGACAACACTCAGGCATCAGGATCCTAAGGCGACATATGGGCTATGGTATTGAATACGAGGAGCTTGTCATATGTGCAGTACAAGCTGCTGTAGGTGTCTTCTTAAGGTCTCGTGGTAAAGTCTTCAAGCTAACAATAACATCAACGTCAATAGGTCTAGCAGTGCTCTCCAGAATAGGAGTCGTCAATGCAACCTACGAAGAACTCTTCGCAGTTGGTGACCTGTTACTCGAAGCCTTCCTACAACTTAAATTTGTAGAGATCGAAAGAGAATACGATGGGTATCATGCACCGTATATAATATTCCTAACAGAAAGATGGGAGGAGCTAGGGGACGTACCCCCAGAGTTCCAGAGAGCAACCCTAACTGGCACTAGCTTTAGAGCTTTCCCTCCGATATCAGGGCTAAGAAACCCTGTAACCAAGAGGCCGTATATCAAACGTATGACCTCTGAGGGGGACTTTAACCAATGCCTAGGCAAACCCTTTGTTAATGCGCTAGATAAGCTACAAGCTGTCGCTTGGCACCTTAACGGGGACCTTGTGAAAGCTGTACGGGATAACGTCAGGGATTTCATAGATCTCGAAGATAAATCCATCAAAGCTAGATCAAAGCGTATCGAAATGAAGTTTGTTCTAAACAAAGCAAGGGCTATTGGTGACGAAACATTCTACCAAGCAGTCGAGTGTGACTATAGGGGCCGTGTATATTACACTGAGTCCTTCCTTAACTATCAAGGATCTGATATCGCCAAGGGACTCTTTGAGTTTAGCGAAAGCAAACCTATGGACGAGCGAGGGTTCTTCTGGTTATGTGTACACACCGCTTGTTCTTACAACCAATCATACACAATAGAGGAGTTAGGCTCATTAGAATGGCTCAGCGAAGACTACACAAGGCATCTGCAAGAAGAAGACTTGGATACTATCTCAGTGGACAAGATGACTCTACTGGATCGATCACTGTGGACAATCAACAACCAGAAAGCTCTGATAGAAGATGCAGCAAACCTGAGGTTCCGTATGGAAGCCGAAAAGCCAGTGACATTACTAGCATGCTCGTTAGACCTTAAGGGCTACATAGAGTCCGAGGGTGTCTACGAGTCTCGGCTACCTGTACCTGTGGATGGTTCAAACAATGGATGGCAACACCTAGCTGCAATGTCTAAGGACAAACAAGCAGGGGAGTTAGTGTCTATTGTGCCTCAGAGAATCCAGAGAGACTTCTACGTCAAGGTTGCCAAGGCTCTTATAGATCTTATGCCTGAGTGGTTTAATGATAGGGCTATACCCATGAAGTATATCCGAAAGGGTATCACTAAGCGTGGTGCTATGACCCGAGCGTACTCTGCAGGTCAACGTAAGATAGCTGAGAACATGTTTAACGATTGCAAGGTGGAAGGTTATGATATCAAGTACAACATATCCGAAGAGGACTGTACTGCTCTATCTAAGAAACTTATCCTAGCGATCAATGAGACATGTGTTGGTCCCCTAAAGACCATGAAGTTCCTCCAAAAGATAACTGACTTTGCTCTTGAGAGTGGTCAGACTTGTCTCCAGTGGACTACACCTTCAGGCTTCCCCGTACTCTACGAAGTATGGAAGCAGAAGAACCTATCGATCCGTGGGGTAATCAAAGGAGCTAACCTCGTAGCAAAGCAACAGATCAACCACAGCATTAAGGTGCCAGTCCTCGATAGAGACAGCAACCCTATAGCTTGCCGAAGATCCTTTGCGTCTGGGTGTTCACCTAACTTTGTACACTCTATGGATGCTGCTCATATGGCTAAGGTCATTGAGTCCTTTCCAGGAACTTTCGGAGCTATACATGACTCATTCTCGACACATGCTTGTGATGTAGACAAACTGCTTGAGCATACTAAGTGGCAGTTCGCCATGATGTACAACGTAGATAACTTCTTCAATCGTATAGAAGACATGATCCTTGAGGACCGTGAAGGCTACGAAGTAAAACAACCAGATCTCGGTGATCTGAAAATAGAGGAAGTGGTCAGTTCGGATTACTTCTTTTCTTAATTAATTAAAGGAAAACAAATATGTCATATCAAATTATGGAAGACTTAGAAAACAACGTAGTAGACTGGGCGACATGTAAAGGTCTTGTAACAGGGCTCTCCCCATTGCAGCACTTAGAGGAGTCCCAAAGAACTATGGATTACCTTGAGGTAGCGTTCAATGATAACCCAGAGTACCTTGAGAATGAGATAGGTAATCTACTAGTCAGCTTAACCCTGCTTGCAAAAACCTCGGGCACTACGCTAACAGAATGCTTAGCGGTAGCCTACGATAACCTAACAGTATAATTGGAGAATAACTATGAATAAGTCACACAACATTATGAGAATGGAAGGCGTAGATGATATGGATTACGTGAATGAGCTTGGGCTAAACCCTGAGCTTGCGTACACCCCAGAAATCAATGAAGCTATCTTACAGAGTGTAGCAGCAGCAAACTACCAAGGTTACATTGAGCAGGGCAGGAGCCCCGAAGAAGCTGAAGCCTTTAAGGCTAAGATGGTCGCCTTCGGTAGGGCTAACATAGCCGAAGCGTTACCTGCCTTGGCTAAAGCTGGACACTAATAAGCAATAAAAAGGGGACCCAATTAAGGGCCCCCAAAGATGTAACAACGGATCACTCAGATACTTGAGTGGTCCTATTTTTTTTATCTTAGTAAGCTTAAGACATCCGAACTAAGTCCGATATCATCTGCGGCATACTGTAGGACTTCCTGTCCTGTCCTTTCCCCTTCTTTAACTTTACTTATAATGCTCTTACGTCCAGCTTCAGATCTCTCCATGAGCTTACTGTAGTTAGGTTTAAAGTTAGGATAGATGTGCCTAGCTAAGAGACGTTGTGCTTGCTCTAATGCTTGGTACGTTCTGGCTTCGTTTATAACTACACCCTTATCATCTTTGTGCTGCTGGAGTTCTTCTCTAAGTAGCTTAGCTTGATTGACAACACTAGCATCATCCCCAAAGTCCTTGAAAGTTAATAGGGATACCAAGTGATCAGCTAACATACCATGCTCAGCCTCGTTGATAACACCAGTCCTTTCCTTTGCAAGTTCTCTAAAGATCGCTGGGCCCTCTGAAGCAGCCTTACCTACGCTGTCCCCGAAGTCCTTAAAGATCTGAGCCTTAGATGCCATGTCAAACCAGTTCTTATTGATAGCTTCCCTAGCTACATGCTGAGAACCTAAGTCTGGGATGATAGCGTCAAAGATACCTAGCAAGAATGGTTGCCCACCTACTGCCGAAGACATCTTCTTCCAAGAGTCACCACTAAAAGTCTTAACCATAGCAGCTCCATCTAACGACTGAGCCATTGAAGGTCCAACCTGACCCCTTGCCTGACCACCTGATATGCCACCACGAGAAGCTAAAGGTGTTGTCCTTGAGACTTTCTCTTTAACTAACATAGATGATGTGCCACCAGAACCAGAAGTAGACAGCTGGCCCCTTAGGGTTTCCGCTAGCTTCTTGTTGCCTTGTCTGTCGGCCTTAGCTATCCTGCGGTTAAGGCTATCGTCACGCTTACCTTGCTTACCTGAGGTCTTATCAATAGGCTTAGTTGTTTTAAGGTCAGAAGTAGCACCAGTATACTGAGTCTCCTTTCCAACAAAGGAAGTTGAACCTCCTGCTGGATTGTTAACCGAGATAGCTATGCCATATAACTGACCGTACTCAACACCTTCCTTAAGTAGACCCTGCATTTCCATAACATTCGGTCCCAAAGAGAACTCAAGTGCTTGGTGACGTACACCTTGCAGGAAGTTAGCAGCTGCCACTACGCCACCCCCATTTGGGAAAGCCTCAGCGCTTGCTAACAAGACAGGGTTAGATGTGATTGTATCGTAGACTGAATCAATAAGGTTATGCGCCTCTTGTCCGTATGCAAACGTAAGCATTGGGGACTTTCGGAAGTTAGCCTTGTCTTGGTTCGCCAGTTCAATCAACTTACGTAAGGCAGGTATATCTTCCTCAGAGTACTTATGCTCTTCTTGGAACTCCTTATTGAACATAACTAGGGATGACACCTCATTAGATAAGTTCTGCTTTAGCATCTGGTCAAGAGTGTCCCTAAGGTCTCCTTTGTACTCAGAGTCAATAGACAGGTCACCCGTGGAAGGTAGGTCTTTCCAGAACCCTAGGACTTCGTTAGCACCCTCCGCTCTCAGTACGCCAGTTCTATATTGCTGGTCTTCTAGTCCGAGAGATAGGACAAGTGTAGCTAGTCCGTTGGAGATTCCATCGATCTCTACAGGAGAGACAGATAGGTGTGCAGATGTACCTTCTATACGTGCAGCTTCATAGTCTGACAGAGCCATTAGGTAGTCGAGTACTTGGATAGAGTTGTGGTGAGACTTAGGTTGAACAGCTAGGGCCTCAAGGAACCTGTTTAATTCAACGTCTGCTGCCATTCCCTCTGGCCTTACATCAACTAGACCTTTGATACCCTTAAGTCCCTGAGGCGTAGCTTGTAGTCCTGCTAGTGCAGCTTGTGCTTTGTCCCTATCAAACTCAGACAGATACTTCTTGAGCTTAGTGCCCATCGCAACGGCACCTTTGTAGGTAGGACTGTTAGATCTGATGTGACCCAGTGCAGTCGAAAGCTGAGCTTCTGGCTTAAGTTTCCCGCCATTGAATAAGATAACACTTACGTTCTCTAAGAAGTTAGTCTCAACCTGTGAGCCACCCAAGGGTTTAACTGCGTACTTAACACCAGAACCTACTGCTTGACGCATGAGGTGGTGTTGTTGGAACGTACCCTGTTGTCCTGTGTGGAGTCTCTGGGTTCCCGTCTGTGTGACGAAGGTGTGGTAGAAAGGTTTGTCACCTTGGTTAAGGATAGTAGTTACAACCTCTAAGCTTTTATTAGCTTCCTGAAAGAACAATGCCCTCATAGAGTTAGTTCCAGTATCAGGGTTAGTCCCAGTCTCTGAGAACCTAGCTATAGATTCATTCTTAGCTGCAATCTCCTCAAGCAAAGCGAATTGCCTAGGACCGCTAGCAGTCTCAGCCTTCTCCATCAACTGATCTCTCTCAGCTACCATACGTGGTGCGATAGCTTGTATCTTAGCGATACTCTGAGGACCTATACCAACCATATTGTGTGCGTAGTTGTGATCCTTACCTAGTCCTGCTTGCGGTGAAGTGCCGAAGGCAGATACACCAAGCATTAGAATAAGGTCTCCACGTCTCTTATCGATAACGATAGGTACGCTAGACATATTATCCTTAGCCTCCGCTAGTGCCTGAGACTTAGGGTTAGGTACCACACCAGTTGAAGTCTTTAGTAGACTGTTCTCGTACTGGTATGCACCGTCTGTTGGTTTAGTTTGTAAGAAGTCAGCCTTGAAATCAGGGACCTTGACTCTGCTCTTATCTAAAATCAACCGACCTTCTGGTGACAGTTCATAAGTCTTAGCTCTACCTTCTGCCCAGTTACCTTCATTTACAGTGACCATGTTTGGTGCGATGCTCGCATAAAGGTCAAGAATAGAGTGGCTAACAGCTTCAAAAGCTGCAGGGGTAGTACCCTTGTAATCCTCCAAGTATGAATCAGTTGGTTCTCCATTTCGGTATGCCCTATCTCTTCGGATAGTTTGGAATGCCTTACGCCCGAAAGCCTGAGGTGAGTTATCAGGTCTGTCGTTAGCTGGGTTGTTCATATCTAACAAGGCTTCAGCATCAGACTGTTCGACTTCACTTGGCTTGTTGTACAGGTAGTCTTCCACGGTAGCTGCAATATTCGGAATAGCTCTTGGGTCGATTATTGTAGGCTGTACGTTAGACAGCTCGGAGTAGTTAGATACCTTACCTTCGGAGTCAACCTTAACTTCGGACGCTTTAAAGTTAGGGTTACGTATACCAATACCTAAGCCCTTTGGGTGTGTAATAATGTTAGTCCGGTTAGCTTGCAGTGGGAGGTCCTTATGCATACGTACAAAGCCTTCAGGGTTCTTCTCCAGTTCCTGTGCCCCAGCAGCCTCAAGACCCTCTGAGTACTCTTTAGTGTTAGGCTGGAAGTTATCACCGAAGGATGCTGCATAAGCTACAGGTGTAGTTACTGGAGAAAAGAATTGACTCTCCCCTGCCATACCCCTGAACCTCTCAGTAGTCTCTTGCCCTAACTGAGTTTCCATGTTAGAGAGATCAGCCTCAATCCCTGAGGCTTCTAGCGGAGCCTGAACTCTCTCCGCTTCTCTCTGTGCTAACTCTTCCTGACCTTCTGGGGGTACACCCACCTCCTCCTGAGAGGGTGCCTCCAACATAGCTTCACCCATTGTCTCAGGTTCTACTTCATTGTCCCAACCTGAGTAGTCCTCTTCTGCAATAGCAAGGGACTCAACGGGTGTCTCAAAATCAGGGGCAGCTATGACATCACTCTGTTCTTCTTGAAACGCATTTGCCTCGACAGCTTGCGACATCATCTGCTCTTGCAGAAGTTGTAAATCTTGAGCGGATTGCCCCTGTATTTTAGCTCTAGCCATTGTTTATTCTCCTGTCCAATAGTTTGTTATTCTATGTTTTAGTGGTGATAGTAGAGGTGTTAGGCTTAGTGCAGCTTTAGCTGTAGTAGTCCCATCATCCTCAGTCATTGAATCTCCCAGCTTGTATACGTTCTTAACTATACCAAATGCTGGTGCTTCCCCTGAACCTGCTTCCCACATATTCATAGCCATACCTTTGTCTCTCCCCTCATACAAAGGGAACACATTGGCTATAAGTCTCTCAGGTGTTCCTAATAGTCCTGACGAGTACAAAGCCCTCAGGTATTTTTTTTCATCTGTTAAGTATGGGGATGACCCACCGAACTTAATGTAGTCCTTTATGTACTGAGCAGCGTAACCTAGCATAAGCATAGACATCAAACCTGCAAAGGTTGAGTACTTCATCCCTGGGGTTCCCTTAGCAATAGTCTTCCAGATCCTAGGGATATGGTTAGCCGTAAACTGAGATGTGAATCCTTGGAACTGCATAAACAAACCTAGGTGTGGGTTGCTGTAAGCAAGTGGCCTACCCATAGCATTAGGCATAGGTACTGCACCATTGATAAAGTTATACAACCCGTTATCAAACTGCTTAGCCCACTTAGCGAGGACTTCTTCGTTATTCGGGTCAGCCTTAATCTGCCTTGAAAGGTTGAGCATCACGGACACAGGCATACCAAACTCCTCAAGAGTCTGCCTTGCCTCCATAGACTCGTTAGTTTCCCTACCACTAGTGTTACCCTCTATCTTATCTAAATTACTAGTCAAGAAGTCATTGAAAAGTGAAGCCCTAACTGTACGAGTTGCGTTAGTGACACCAGTTAGACCTATAACCTTAAAGAAAGTATCCATAGCTTGGTTAGCATTGGCATCTCCTGTATCGGATACACCAACTAGCGTAGCCTGACCTGTCTTTTGTGAACCAGACATACCCACTCGACCCAAAAGGGCCTTAGGGTTCTCGATGCTTATGTTCCTAGCATCTTGACCTACCCTCTTCTTACGAGAGTTAATAGCTGAGTCTAGTACACTACCCTTAGTTTTAAGGCCAGACTTTTCTAACTTAGAGTTCACACCAAAAACCCTACCCATCTCCTCTACGTAGCTGACTACCTCTTTGCCAAGTATAGCACCGAGAGAACCTACGTTCTCATTCAAGGATTTCATAGGTACGTTCATAGGTGCTAGTGCAAACTCAACCAAAGACATAGGTGCAGCCAGTGGTAGCATCGTTACAACACCGAAGAGTGTGAGGTTCTTCTGGATACCCTTAGCCATATCGCTTTCCAGTCTCTTATAGTTACCTGAGTCAGCGTTTATAAGGTCCCTTAGGTTCATAGCTAAGTCTTCCACTATTACATCTGCGTCTGGGTCTCCGTTGGACTTAAGCTCTGAGTGTACTTTATCTAACATGTTACCAAGAAGCTTATTGTTTTTTCCAATAAACTTAAGAGATCCCATGTAACGAGCAGCACCTTTCATACCAGCTTCAAGGTTATCGAAGATGTTATTGCTAAGGAACTTATCAAACTCTTTATTGTCTGATATATCTAAGCTTCTCTTCTTGTAACCTGCAGGGTTCAAACCCCCCTTAGTTAAGTCAAAGGCATCATCAAGCATGCTAGCATCAGCATTGTCTAGGATAGTATCCGTGACTGCGATTGCATCATCTCGGCTCAGCTTCTTGTGGGTAACCAAGAGGCTAACGAACTCAGCCTTATTAGCCTGTATCACGTTCTTCTCAAAAGCCTTGGCTCTGAATACGTGATCCTGCAGCTTACCGATAGCCTCTTCCCCTGCCATAGATTGCCTAGCGGTGATATTGTTGTACATAACATTATCCACATCGTATAGCTCAGAGACCGTAAGCTTAAGAGCCTTGGTGTCGTCTCTGTACTTAGCTGGGAGGTTATCCCAGTCAATGGAAGCTATAACTTCTGGTCCCGTCATGTGCTCAGCGTTGCCCTTCCCTTTCCTAGTCAAAGGTTTAATAACATCTCTGTGGAAGTCGTATATCTTAGCAGACACTTCAGACCTCATTTTACCGTAACCAGTCTCTTTGGTATTGAACCTACCAAGGGTGGGCATTATCTCAGTAATAGATTCCTCAAATAAAGTATAAGATGCAACCTTGTCTGTGTGGAAATCTACTCCACCGTGAACTTGGTTCTTACGACCACCAAACATATCGTAGATTACACGGGAAGTCTTACTCTTATTTAAGAGATCAGTAGTCATACGGGTATCTAAGGCAGTTCGGAAAGCAGACATAGGGTCTTTAGCGAAATCACCTAACCAAGACATGCCGCCCTTAGCTTCCTTACGAGATTGAGCGCGATCAGCTTGAGCCTCAAAGCTCATATCAACAGCCTCGTCGTTCATCATCCCATCGTACTCGCTACCAGTAGCCCCTGTGGTCGGCCTAGCTCTAGTCCTACCTGTGTTAGCTCTAGCATCCATGTGCTCTTCTTCGAGAACAGCGTCAAGATCCCTGACATAACCACGCTCACCAGTTTCCTCGGCTTTCCATGCAGTTGCTGCATTATCAAACCTACCATCGTAATCACGGTTGGCAACCTCAGCGTCCCTCCAAGCCCCTGCATCGTATACAGAGCCTGGGGCAGAGAAAGCTGCACCCATAGTTCCTCCAGCAATAGCTGAGTTTATTAGCCTATTCTCCAAAGTGTCCCAATCCCAAGTCTTCTCAGACCCCATTACGGCAGCTGTGTAAGCTGTAAGCTCCTGAGCCATTTCAGTACTTCCCTCAAAGGCTGCACCTGAAGTGACCTTCTTAGAGAAGTCCTTCAGCATCCTAGTCTTAGTCAGCTGCTTCGCCATAAGCCCATCTATATCCTTAGCGTAAGACACTAACTCTCTCTTGGACAATCGTGTTAGGGCAAGCTCAGCTTGAGCCTTAGTTAGCTTACCTAGGCTTAGTGCGTCACCTGCTTGGTCACCCAACACATCCGTGATAGCCTTTAGTGATTGACCTGAGGCTTTCATCATCTTATCAACAACGAGATCCTTAGCTTCACCGTTAAGAACACTAGCAGCACCTACGGCCCCCTTGAGACCAAAGCGATCCAGTGCTGTATTCATGACACCAGCGACCATAGCTACTGCATAATTCTTATCTTGTATAGCACCTTCCATTTCGTCCAACACTAAACCAGTGTGCATAGCCAATGGTGCAGTTAGGCTGAGTCCACCTGTTAGTGGTGATGCCGCTACGGCTGCTACGGTCACACCCATAAAGGGTATGGACATAGCTAGGTTGTTAGTTACGTACTCAGCTATTTCAGGTATGCTCGTCCAGTTAACATCTTTGTAGTCCAGACGTACCTTAGGTAGCTCCATAATTGTTTTCTTTCTAAAATCTACTGCTCCCTGCCAAGCATCCCTTGTGTCATCAAAGCCAGCCACATCGGCAACCATAGAGCCCACTTGAGCCATAGAGTTCTTCAAAGTAACAGCAGCGACATTGAATGATTGGGAGAATGGAGTCTTAGACCTGTTGTCTAAGTATGCACCCTTGTTCCTGAGAGTAACGCCAGAGTAGAAGTCTTCCATACCTGAGTAGTGTGACTCATCAAGAGCCATTTGCTTAGGCACTATCTGCCCTCCGCTCTCAGCAGTCTCCGCTTGACGTATAGTGTCAGCAGCTTGCTCATAGTCAGTCATAGGGGTCTTAGGGTCTCTGAGTTCTCTGTCAAGCACACCTGACACATACAGGTCATACTGATCTTCAGACATAGAGTAGTCAGACTTACCAAGAAATGACGGAGCTGCAATACCAGAACCTATTAACGCATCAGAAAGTAGTACACCCTCAGCGTTCATTAAGTCTCCTTTCTTACGACCGTACCCAGCATCTTCGTCAGTGATAACCGCATTCGTAAAACCACCTTTCTCGATAACCATTGCTACTGCATCTGTAAACTCTTCTCCACCTTGGTCACCCCTCTGGAACCCACCTTTACGTGAGACCTTAGTTGTTTCCGGTGCATCAAACCCTCCAAAACGTATGCTCTGTCCGGTCCTCTTATTGATCATGGTATCACCATCAATCAACTTATACTCTGAGTCTCCGATATCTCGGCTTGACTTAAGGGGTGCAGCCCCAGAAACTGCGTCTCCCTTTACAGGTGCAACCACTTCAGACTCCCCAGTTGTCCCTTCGGTACCCGATGCTTGTCCTCTAACAGCATCAGATAACCTCTTCATTCTTTTGTGTACGCCAGAGCCTGACTTTATAGAGTCCCGATAGTCCTTGTTGTCAAGGAATTCATCTGCGGCTAGGTCGTACTCACCTTCGTTAAGGAGCCTTAGGAAATTAGGTGATCCACCTAGGTCCCCACGGTACTCGCCCTGCACTAACTCAGCTTGCAGGGTTTCTGGTAGTGAATCAAAAGAAGGCACCCGTCCCTTAGCTCTCTCAACGTGATGTTGAAATGCTGCTTCAAATCCCTTCTCAATCCACTCACCAGTTTGCCCAACACCTTGAGTAGTGATACCCTTAGTGTCAGTGTACGGAGTAGCAACGTACCCCTCTTCCTCTACCACTCGTTGCTCTGAGAAAGTAAGGGGTCTCCCCAAGCTCTCAGAGACTTTAGAAATTGCGTCAGAGCCGTAGTATACATCTTGCGCTACTGTTGGCTCATCTGCGGTTTCAAAGGTCGGGTCGAACTCAGTTCCATTTAAGGTGTCTACCTGTTCATCTGTAATGTCGTTCATATCGACTTTCTCCTGTTGTTTATATTAAAGTAATCGTTGCCGATCAACCATAGCTCTTAGCTCAGGGGGTGACAAGCTTTGAACCCAAGCTAGTTCTGGAGACATCATCTCCGACTTGCCTAAATTCTCTGACTCCTCTGAGGCTGCTTCCCACCTTGCCTTGAAACCTGAACCTACGTTCTGGCTAGCAGTCTCGTAACCCTTGAGGGCTAAGATCCAAACATCAGCTGGCTTATCGCCCTTCACACCTGTAGCAATTCTTTTTATCTGACTCTCAGTAGTTGTGTACGCATTCATTCCTGAATCTAAATCAGTACCGTGTACCTTGAATACGTTATCCCGTAAGGAACCACCTTGCTTCATTCTCTTTTCCATAATTTCTCTGTTGTAGAAACCAACAAAGTCTTTACTTCCATTAGCAGATCCGTCAGCAAGAGCGTCAACCCACTTAGCTGCAGTCCTGTTAAACACAGTTCTTCCAGCTGGAGTATTGAGATCAGCATTTGGGTATCTAGCCTGAATAGCTACGAGTGCTTCTTCCATTACGTGTGGTTGTGTACCTGCGTTAATACGAGACAAGCTTGCACCCTTATCCTTAGGGTTCATGTCTTCGTTAGCATCGTACTCTTCAACCTTATCATTCTTAAGTTGAACTAGAGTAGCAGAGCCTGAGTCCCTGTACTTCTCAAGAGCTTCGGATCTAGTCTCTCCACGGCCTGCGCTATACCTACCACCCTGCATTTGCATGAGGGCTGCGGCACTAACACTAGGTACAGCTACACCATCAGCACCAGCGAATACGCTAGCATCATTAGGGTTGAAAGTCTGTCCATCTTTAGACCAAGTACCTTTTATATTTGTCTTAGTCTGAGAGTCATATATTTCAGTACCATTTTTGTAGTCAATCGAAGATGCATCTCTGGCCTTAGCTATGCGAGTTGCTTCGGACTTACCGAAGGCTCTTGCGTTAGCTGCATCGGTCTGAGCTGTAGCTGCTTCCTTTCTCCACTCATTCTCTAGTACTTGAACAGCTAAGGTTGCACCATCATAGCCCATAGCCCTTGAAGCGGCATATGCAAACAGTGATCTACGTATAGCAGGGTCTTCAAAGCCTCCCTTAACTGTACCCTTGATCCCACCCCATAGCTTCTGTAAGAAGTTAGGGTCTTCGGGATCACCTTTAGCAATCTCTTCATCAACAACTGCAGCATTCTCAGCTCCAATCTCAACAGCAGAAGAGTCAGCTTCGTCAGCAGTAACAATCTCTACTTGAACTAAGTCTTCTTGCGGCTGTAAGGGTTCAAGCTCTACTTGAGGTATATCCCGTTCTAGTTGTGGGAGTGTACCTTGTAGCTCTTCCTGCTGTGGAGTTAACATGCTTGGTACATCTACCTGACCAGCTCTTTCCTCAGCAGCCTTAGCTTCCACTTCCCATTCCATTTTCTTAACAGCAGCTTCACGCTCCTGATTGACAAATGGGTTTAGTTCTGAGATAGAGTTCTGGTTGTTCTTGTTCTTGAACACAAGGTCGTCAAACTCCTTAAGCTCCTTAGGTGTTCGTGGTACTCGCTCTGTAGGTACCATCTGAGGGCTATCCTGTATTGCAGGTACTGAAGGTACGTGACCTAAACCACCGACAGCCCCTGAAGTGTCAATGAAATCTGACACAGCCTGTGGAGCTAACGGGTCCTTAGGGACCTCTGGGAACATACCGGAAAAGTAGTCACCCTGAGGTGCAGCAACGGGAGCTTTAGGGGGCTGTGGGATATTACCGCCACTGCCAGCTATCAAAGGTACTGGTCTAGACTGTACACCTTTCTCCTCGTCATCTATGTTACCGATAAGACTCATGACACCATCAAACATTGTTTTAAAATCATTAGCCATTTTTATTCCCCTTAACGCATTCCGCGTGTGTGATTGCGCCTCTTCATGCGCTCTTGCTGATTAACCATAGCTTGGTTATATAGGTTAGCTTGTGGTTGGTTACCTTGGTTCTGCATAGCCATGCTTGGTCCAGCTTGCGGAGGTGGTGGTCCTTCCTTAGGCATAGCACCTTGAATAAGCATAGGTGCCATAGTCTTAGCGAAGCCAGACATGCCCCCACCAGCAGCAGGTACAGCGGATCCAGCAGCTCCAACGGCAGCAGGTATGGCAGCAGGTATGGCAGCTCCAGCAGCAGCAGGTATGGCAGCTCCAGCAGCAGCAGGTATGGCAGCTCCAGCAGCAGCAG